TCAGAAGTGAAAGAAATTATCGAAAGAGCTTTCCAAACTAAAACAGATATTATAAAAAATGGAAATGCGCAGCCGGAGGGAATCCCTTGAAACTCCCAAGTTTTTTGCCCTCTGGCTGTGTCATATGCAATAAATCAGCCGAAATTCATCATATAAAAACTAGAAAGACAGGTGGCTCAGATCACTGGAGAAATACAATCCGAGTCTGCAGAGAGCATCATTCAATGATTCATTCGAAGGGAAATAATTTTATGGCCAATGAATACCCTTCTTATCGAAAGGCACTCATTGACCGAGGCTGGGAAATTTGTCCGTTTATGAAAAAATGGATTAATCTTTTGCCAGAGATTTCAATTCACTAGAAATTTCAGGAACTAATTTTGAGAAAAATTCATCAAGGTTTATTTCTAATACAAGCGCGATCTTGATGAAGCTGAAAAGATCGATAGCCTGAGATTTATTCATCACTCGCCAAATTGTACTTTTATTCAAACCTGATCTCGAAGAGATTTGAACGATAGTGATATTTTTATCGAAGGCTACTTTTCTTAATATTGCTTGGAGCTCTTTATGCTGCATTGAAAACCTCGATGAATGTGATTAATTTTTTGGCCTCTTCTAAGCTCATCGTCGTCGAAATTGTTTTTCCTGTTTTTCGATCGCTCCCTACAATGACTCCATTTCCGACATAAAACTCTTGATAAGCTCCTGCGACCTTGAATCCATAAGCTCTCGATTTGAAAAGCCCCTCTTCATCGACAACGACATCATTCGTTTTATCCTCTCCTGCTGGAATTGAATGCGCGAATTCAATATATCCTCCTACGCATTTCTGGAGATAAGATAGCGAATCATTTTTATCGATCTCAATCTCTTGTAATCGTCCTTCGTCAGCATTAATGAATATCGCTTTCATTTTGTTTCCTCCTGTTCAATTCAGATATCATTTTATGAACTTCATTAGTGAGCATTGGCTCTGTGGGTGATTCTGTTAAAATATCGATTAGCAATTCCAAGCAATCTGTCGGCATATCTTCGTAATTCTTCATTCTGCACCGGCCATATAAAGGGCATATTCACTCGATCGCTCATCGTAGCCATATCCTTTGGCAAGTTTTTCAGCAAATGCTTCTGCTTCTTGCTCATCCTCTGGTGAATTAGAAATCGGGAGCCATCCAATATTTGTCGCGATCCAGACCATAGGGCTAGCATCATTTCTAAATTGAACTCCATTATTCCCTTCATCATTGCTCCAGTATCTGGTTTTCATTTTTCCTCCTCTATTTTAATATTAGAAAGAATCCCTAGCATTCGATCGATAGTCTTCTCGATACTTTTCAATCTCTGCTCGAAGCTCTCAGGGCTTCCATTAAGCCATGCGACTCTATCTGCCGCATCTTCTGAATCATCAAAATCTTCGTCGGTGTGGAACGTTCCATCGGGCCCATAATGGCCAGTTGTCCATAGCTGTGATTCAGTTTTGATATAAACATAGCTCATGATTTCCTCCTGAATTTTCCTTCTTTGGTAATATCCTTGACCAGGCTCTCGAGCATTGCTGGAGTGATATCGCCACTAAAACAGATTAGCTTTCTGATAATTTTTGGCTGCCTTTCTCCTGCCAGTTCTTTGAAATTCGAAAAATCTAATTTGAAATAAAACTCTTTCAAGTCTTTCTTGATTAAAAGAAATTCGTTATTAAGCTTGATTATTCTCCTGCTTAGAGAGGTCCATTTTCGAGAGCTGGGCTTCACGTTCCTTCCCTTGAATTCATTCCAGATAGCTCTATAATATGGCCGATAATAGGAAGGCTTCCATTCTGACTCATAGGCATTTGTGACATCGACATCATCAAAAAACGACTTGAAAGTTTTGAATGTTGACATCTGCTCTTTCGTATAATTTACGCGAACATCTTTCTTGACCAGCTTAAGAATTTTTTCCGATAATGCTTTCATGTTTCCTCCTAATAACAAGCTTCGTTTTGATATAAAGGCTCACACATTAATTTCGCTGTCGGAGCATCGACTCCATTCGACCAATGCTCGACTTGGCATTTGCTTAAGGCTTCATCCCTTGTGAGGCAGCGACGACCCTCATGATCGCCACAGCCAACAAGAATTAAAAAAACTAAAATCTTCATGCTATCACCAAACCTTTATTTGTCGATTTATGCTGGACCGCTGGCGCTATTTTAATTTTTTGGCCATCTTCGAAACCTTGATCTTTGGCGTCTGCTCCACCACGAATCGCATTGCTCTGGGTTCGAGATTTTACATTTGCTTTCAGCCAAATTTTTACTTGAGCATTGGTAGGAACGATTCCGTATTCCTCTTTGAATCTCTCTTTATTCGCAGTCAAGACTTTATCGAGCCCCTTCATCAGGCCAAAAATATAAGGTTTACGATCTATCCGAGGCGCAGAAGTTCTTTTCTGATACTCCTTCCAGAGAATCCTAAAGGTCGGAACTAGAAAATGATAAACATATTCAGCTATCTCGACGTTATCTTCTGATCCATAAAAATATAAGCCTTTCTTTCTATGAGTGAGAACTTCTACAAGATAATGCTCTCTAAGGATATTAGTCGCGCATAGGCTCTCAATCGAGCTCTTTGACAGAAGGACTGAGAGCTTCTCGGTGACAGAATTATCTTTCGACTCTATCGAAGAGATATTATGCTTCATCATTAATTCCTGCGCCTTCGCAGAAGCAAGCTCAGCTTCATGGCTGTTCGGATTATTGCTAGCGAGAGCAAATAACTTCTTAATTTTTTCCACTATTAATCGGTCCATTTTTCCTCCCAAGTTTTAGCGCATCAAGCGCATTTTGAATAAATTCTTGAACTGATTCGAAGTTGTCTTTTATCAGCTCGACCTCTTCGTCGGAAAGTCTCACTGATCGATTTTTTTTCTCACCTTCGTAATTCCATTTCCGAGGCGCACCTGCATTGCTCATAATTTCTCCTATTTTTGATATGGGCCAGTATTATTGAATTGGCATCTGATCAAATATTTTATCTCCATCTTGCTGAAACCTTCGCTCTGCAATGCATCTAGCGCATCATCAAATGCAAGCTTAGTTACTTTATCTATGGCGATCATTGATTCGCCTTCGATAAAATCGAGAATATCCATCTCTGAGATGCCATCTTCTTTGAAGATCAGCATTGAAGTATTAAGTTTTTTCTGTGAAAGCTCGCTCATTAATTTCATAAAACCTCCCAAGATTTATTTTTACTCTTCGTCAAAATCAGATTCGACTTCATCCAATAGCTCCTGAGCTTCCATCAGTAAGGCTATGGCCTGATTGATTTTTTTCTTATGGCCGCTTATTTCATGCAAGCTGCTCACTGATTCGGCCAATGCCTTAGCAATTTCTGAATGTCTAAAATCGCATTGCATTTCTTCGATCGTTTTAGCTACTTGCTCTTCTATTTTTGATTTCATTAAAACCTCCCAAGTTTCAAGCTCTTAAGTCATTATACATTATGTAATGCATAATATCAACAGATCAAAACCCTGTAATTTAGTTGATTTATAAAGCCATCTGTGGACTAATTAATGCCATGATAATGCAATCAATCAGCGATAAATCGCGCTCATATATCAAGGTTTCTTTCGAATTTGAGGGCATTCATAATTATGTAAATGCCCCAATTGAGGTCTCTTTTCTTCGCTTGCCTCATCGGCATTTATTTAAATGCTCAGCTAAAATCGAAGTATTCCACGAGGATAGGGAGATCGAATTTATTCTCGCGAAACGCTATTTAAAGAGCCAATGCGAGTATGATCTAAGCGGCAAATCATGCGAGCAAATTTGCAAATATTTTATTGAAGCGATAATTTTAAAATATGGCGATAGGTCGATCGTTGTAGAAGTCTCTGAGGATGGAGAGAATTCTGCCATCGTAGAATATCGATGAAAGTTCATTTTGCAGATTGCAGCTTATTCATGAGGCATGAAATTTTTTGGCGAACTGGAATCAAATACGTTCTTCAAACTTTTCATTCGATAGAGCCAACTCTCAAGAAGGGCGACAAAACTCCTTATGAGCATTTGAATAAATTTAAACACATCATAATTGATTCAGGCCTTTATTCAATAATGTTCGGATGCGATAAGGATAAGCCTTTCGATGAGAAAATCTGCAATGATTGGAAAGAGAAATATATCTCATATATAAATAATTCTAAATTCACGAATGCAGATTTTGTCGAGCTCGACGTTCAAAAAAAACTTGGAGTCGATGCCGCTTGGGAGCTCAGAAGAGAGATGAAGGCGAGAATAAATAAAGGGACCATGATCAGCCCTTATCACTTAGAAGATGGAAATCCGGATAAGTTGATCGACTTCGCTGATTACATAGCTGTCAGTATTCCTGAGCTTCGATTTAATGTCTCAAGAAATGAGCTCAAGCAAATAACTCAATACATTTCTAGGAAGGCGACGAGCAAGAATAAAAGAGTTCACTTGCTTGGCTGCACAGATAAGAAACTAATGAAGGAATTTAATTACTGCACTAGCTGCGACTCGACATCGTTTTCATCGCCAGAGAGATATGGCTTCCTGAAATCTGAATTAATCGGAACCCTGAAGGCCGATAGATTAGTCGCTGGAAAAGATATTGCAGGCTACACAACTCAAAATAAAAAAATAAGTTTTCTGTCATGCTCGCTACTATTAGCAGATTATAAAAAATATGCAGGAGATCAAAATTGAAGCCACTAACACAGATCGCGAAAGCGAAAGTCGTAGACCTTATTCATGCTGATTGGAATTATAAAACCGATGGAACTGAGGAACAGATCGCGAAACTCATGGCAGCGATAGCCTTTCAAGGATCATGCGGCGTTTTAATGGTTAGAGAAATCAAGCAAGATGGCAAAATTATTTTCGAAGTTATGGACGGGAATCATCGCCTTACGGCATTGAAAAAATTAGGATGGGAAGAATGCCCGATCGAAAATTTCGGAGAGATATCTCAAGCCGATGCGATCGTATATACTCGCCAAAGAAACGAGCAGTGGTTTGAAGATGATAAGCTTAAGCTTGCTGTCTTATTTTCGAATGAAGTCTTTGCGAAACATTCTCCTGAATATCTCGCCACGATCTTGCCAGATTCTCTCGAGTCGCTTCATAGCTTTAAAGCTCTCGCAAATGTTGATTGGATCCCTCCAAATCAAGAAAGCGAAGATGAAGGTGGAGATGGAGGCGCGCCAAATCTTGATAAATATAAGCTAGTCAAAATTTGGGTGACTGAGGAAGTCATGAATCTTTGGGATAAGTGGCTCGAAAGAGCTCGCGAGATAACAGGACTAGACTCTCCTGCTCGAGCATTTGAATTCGCTGTAATTGAGGCTCTGAATGTCCCAGAGGAAAATTTAACAGAAGCATTAAGGCAAGATGAAGATGAATAAGATTATAATTGCTTTCTATTTGATGGCCATTGTCTTCGCTAATATCATTGTAGGCAGATATGGATTTGATGGAGTTCTTTTCACATCATTCGTTTTGATTCCTTTCGATTTGTTTGCGAGAGATATTCTCCATGATCGATGGAGCCAATCGAATCTTAAGATTAAAATGTCTCTGCTTATATTCTCAGGGAGCTTAATTTCTTATCTGATAAATCATGAGCTCGAGCGGATCGCGATTGCATCATTCATTGCATTCGCATTGGCAGGGACTATTGACACTCTGGTCTATCAATCGATGAAACGATATATTCCATCTGTTCGAATGAATGCTTCAAATATCTGCTCTTCTATCGTTGATTCTTTGACCTTCTCTTCTATCGTTTTTGGATTTGATTTTCTGGGCATCGCTCAACAGAGCATCATAAAAATAATCGGTGGCGTCCTATGGGTGGCTCTCTATGTAAGATTCTGGAGGAAGTATGTCGTTTTCAATTGAAAGGCGAATTCAATTTTGCTCTGGGCATAGAGTCTATGGCCACGAGTCAAAATGCGCGACGATTCATGGCCATAATTATGTAGCATATATCCACGCGAGACCTAAACAGGGCCTAGATAATCTCGGGAGAGTTATCGATTTCTCAGTCTTGAAAGAATTAGTCGGTGGATGGATCGATAAGCACTGGGATCACAACTTCATTGTCTATGCGAACGATCTAGAAGTCCTGAAAATGGCGAGCAGCATCTATCGAAAGAAGGACCCATATATTCTTGGAGTGAATCCAACTGCAGAGAATATGGCGAACTTCTTGCTGAGGGCGATATGCCCTGAATTATTTAAAGATCATCCCATAGAAGTCTGGAAGATCGTCCTCCATGAAACAGAAAACTGCTCGGCAGAGGTGACGCTTGTATAAGATAAAAGAAATATTCGGGCCAACGATTCAAGGCGAAGGCAGTCATGCTGGCGAGCCAGTTATGTTTATTCGATTCGCTGGCTGCAATAAGTGGAGTGGACGAGAAAGCGATAAGGCAGCATCGATATGTAAATTTTGCGATACTGATTTTGTCGGAGGGGCAACTCTCAATCCGATCCAGATCGTAATGAAGCTCCAAGAATTATCCAATAAAGTTATGACGGTTGTATTAAGTGGAGGCGAGCCATTGCTCCAAACTGATGAGCAGCTCCTGAAAAATTTATCAGTGATGGGCTACTCAATTCATATCGAGACTAATGGAAGCATAGCGATCGCGCCAGAGATGCGAAAGATGATCTCTCATATCTCTTGCTCGCCTAAGCAGGCGCCAGGAAAAACTCTCCTGAAAGAGATGGACGACTTGAAGATTCTCTATCCTTACATTTCTGACGAGATCACATTTGAAGCATTCTCTCAATCTGGAATCAAATATAAGCAAGCCTTCATTCAGCCGGTAATGGATAGCGACTATGAAAGAAATCTCATGAAGGCAGTCAGGAAAGTCCTCTCGACTCCTTGGTTGAAACTGAGCTTGCAGCTCCATAAAATTCTAGGTGTGCAATGATTCCTTTGTCGCCAATCATTAAAATAAATCTGACAGATGAGCAGAAGATAGTTGCAATCGAGAGCCATTTCCAGAATATTATGACAATTCTCGGGCTCGATGTGACTGATGACAGCCTTGCGAAAACTCCTCATCGAGTAGCAAAGATGTTCGTGAATGAGATTTTCGAATCGCTCAAGCCAAACACATTCCCAAAAATAACAACTCAGGAAAATAAATTTCACTACGATCAGATGCTAATCGAATCAGGCATCGAAATAAATTCAGTATGCGAGCATCATTTCGTTCCTATAATTGGCCGATGCCATATCGCTTACATTCCTAAAGGAAAATTGATCGGCCTCTCGAAGCTCAATCGAGTGGCGAGATATTATGCCAGCCGCCCTCAAGTTCAAGAAAGAATGACCGAGCAGATCGCTGCGCATTTATGTCAGATACTTGAAACCGATGATGTAGCAGTCGTGATCGATGCTGCTCATATGTGTGTTAAGATGAGAGGGATAAAGGATTCGGATTGCATGACAAGAACATCATCCATAAGGGGCCAATTCAGAAACGATGAAAAATGCAGAAGCGAATTTATGACAGCGATACCAAGGATGAATTATGGCGAAAGGTAAGAAGACAGGCGGCAGAGATTTCGTAAAAGGAACAACTCCAAATCCTAAAGGACGGCCAAAAATTCCAGAAGAGCTCAAGAAGATAAGAAAGATGAATAGAGATCGATTAGAGATAATCGTATCAAAATATCTAGCGATGAATTTCATTGATCTTAATCAAGTAGTAAAAGATCCGAACACCTCAGCTCTTGATCATATGATAGTTCAGATCATAATTAAATCGATAACAACAGGCGATCATGCAAGATTTAACGCGATTATGGATCGAGTCGTTGGGAAGGTGAAAGATCAAATAGAGCATTCGGCAAGCCCTCACAGCGAACTAATGATGATAATTAAATCAAGGTCGTCGAATGGCGATCAATCTTGATCATGAAGACCTGATCGATAACATTCATGATGCATCATGGAGAATTCAAAACTGCTATCTTATTCGGAATAAGAAGGGAAAAACCTCAAAATTAAATCTGAATAAAACGCAGAATGTTCTTCACGCAGCTAGGTCTCGATTTAATATGACGTTGAAAGGTCGGCAGCAAGGAGTCTCGACTTATTACCTTCTGAAGTATCTCGATCTCGCTTTATGGAATGAAAATATCAATGTAGGCATTTTATCGCATGATCAAGATTCAATCGAGAAGCTCTTTCGCATTCCATCCTTCGCCTATAAGTCAATGCCAGAAGAAATTAAGCCTAGAATCGACAAGGGTGGAGGCTCAAAATATGAAATGTTTTTTCCAGATATCAATTCGAGAATCTATGTCGATCTAGAAATTCGATCAGAATCTCTGAGCGCGCTTCACGTTTCAGAGTATGGATTAATGAAAGACAAGAATCGCTTTCTAGGATCAGTCGAAGCGGTCGATGTGAATGCAGGGCAAGTAAGCATTGAATCGACTCCTTTCGGGATCAATCATTTTTACAGCGATTGGATCGATAGCGAATTTCCGTACGAAAAACATTTCTTCCCTTGGTTCTTTCATCACGAGAATCAAATAGAAGGAGTGAATGAATTAAATTTCAACACTGAGGAATTGAAGCTCATCGAGATGGCCGCGAAAAACTACGACATAATTCTTACTGCTGGTCAGATCGCATGGAGACGATTCAAGATTAAGAGCAGCGGCTCAAAAAATAAATTCCTTCAAGAGCATCCAGAAGATGACCTCACTTGCTTTCTAATTTCTGGGAATCCAGTCCTTGATAAACTAGATATCAAGAGCCTCGAAGTGAATTGCAGAAAAGGAAATATAGTCAAGAAAATTGAAGTCTATCTGAAGGCAGAGACTGGCCATCGATACATTATTGGATGCGATGTCGCCGAAGGAGTCGGAGGCGATGATTCTGCATTGACCGTGATCGATCTCGATACCATGCAGCAAGTCGCTTCCTATGCTGGCCAGATAAATCCTTTCGATTATGCCGACTTAATCAAAGATTGTTCCGATCTTTATACAACGGAAGGCATTTCTCCATTGGTTGTCGTTGAGAGAAATAATCATGGCCATGCAGTCCTTCTCAAGCTCGAAAGATTCACAGAAGGTCTAAGTCTTTATTACTACAAAGACAAGCGAGTCGGATTGCCGACCGATAAAATTACTAGGCCGCTCGCACTTGATACTTTCATCGATTCAATCAATAATGAATCTGTACTCTATCGGGATAAAATATTGCTCGAACAATGCCTACACCTAGTTGATAATAAAGGTAAAATAGAAGCCTCGTCGGGCCAAAAGGATGACAGAGTCCTCGCGAATGCCTTAGCTTTATATGTCGCGACTCAAGCTCGATCGATAAAATTACCAAGGATAGAAATACTATGAACTGGTTTAATCGGATTTTTCAGAAGCAATCTCAGGCAGCGAATATCGTTTCACTGACATCTCCCAAAGAGGCGATCTCATCTCCGAGAAATTTTCAAGGCTTCACCAAAGAAGGTTATAAGAAAAATGTCGTGGTATTTCGATGCATCAATCTGATAGCCGATTCTGTTTCGAGCATTCCCCATATCCTCTATAAGGTTAATGGTAAGAAAAAAACGGAAATAGAATCGCATTTCTTGCTTGATCTTATTAATCAGCCTAATCCATCACAAGACAAAGAATCGTTTTTCAAATCTTTGATAAGTTATTATTCGCTCACTGGAAATTCCTACATTGAAAAGATCATGATCGGATCGAAGCCGAAGGAGCTTTATTCATTGCGTCCAGATCGCATGGAAATAATGCCTGGGAAAAATGGAATGCCTTCTGCATATATTTTCAAGATCGGCAGCGAAAGCTATTCCTATCCTGTAGACTTCGTGACTGGAGAGTCAGACATAAAGCATCTCAAGACTTTCAATCCTAATGATGATTGGCTTGGAATGTCGCCAATTGAAGCAATGGCGAGCGATGTTGATATAGTAAATGCAATGAACCTATGGAATCTATCACTTCTTCAAAATAGCGGCAGGCCATCTGGTGCTCTGATATACAAGCCAGATCAAGGTCCATCCTCACTTAATCCAAATCAAAGAGAAACACTCAAGAAAGAGATTGAAGAAAAGATTTCAGGAGCAAGAAATTCAGGACGGCCATTGCTTCTCGATGGTGGATTCACTTGGCAGGAAATGTCTCTATCTCCTGATGAGATGGATTTTCTAAATAGCAAAGACGTTTCAGAGAAAGATATCGCGCTAGGGTTCGGAGTTCCCGGCCAATTAGTAGGCATAAAAGATTCTCAGACGTTTGCAAATTTCGAGCAAGCAAGAGCAATATTCTATGAGGATACAGCAGTTCCTATCGCAAAGATGCTCTATAGAGGACTGAATAATTGGCTAGTCAAGAGAGTCGATCCATCTCTTTCTCTCGAGCCTGATTTGAATGCGATCGAAGCTCTCTCTGTTAGAAAAATGGAGAAGTGGGATAAGATTTCAAATGCTAATTTTCTCACTGTCGACGAGAAGAGGATGGAGATCGGCTATGGCAATTATCAGCCAAACGAGAATGCTGGATCAAAAATTCTGGTCAATCAAGGACTGATAACTCTTGAGATGGCGACCGATGATTCTTTCGATGAAGCCTCCCCTACGGAAGAGGAAGAGCCAGAGATAGAGGAAGAGGACGACAAGAGCCTCAAAAAAAAAATCGTAATTCTCGACGGCAAGCAATTTAATCTAAATTCTCAGAGAGCAAAGAGAAGATTTGTTCAAGAGACAGCAAGAAAGAGACTTCGATTCGAAAAGATTCTCGTCGCTGCTTTCAAGAAGGCTTTCATTCGCCAGAAAAAAACAATGATAGAAATGATTCTGGCAGGAGGCGTCTCTACTTGGGAGATGCAGATCGTTAAGTCCTTAGAAATTACCAAGGGCTATTTCATGGAAGTTTATCAAGAGGAAGTGAGAGATATTCTGAGGTCTTTCGCCAAGGATATTTTTGGGATCAAGAAATCATTCAAGCAAGAAGAGCACGAGATATGGTTTGATTCTTTTATGCGCGAATATATCGAGAAGCAAACAGGAAGAAAAATTAAATCAATTGAGAGGACTACATTTAAGAGAGTGACAGCAAGAGTGAAAGATGTCGTAGAAGAAATGACAACAGGAATCGAAGCCTTCGGAGTCCAGCCGATAGCGAAGGCCATTGAAGAAATCTATGAAGAGTTCACTCCATCAAGAGCCTTGACGATCGCGAGAACAGAAGTCCATAATGCAGCAAATCAGTCATCTTTGAAAGCAGTCGAAGCTCTGGACTTGCCAAACATGACCAAAGAATGGCTCACTGTTATGGATGGAAGAGAGCGCGATGATCATCATAATATGAACGGCGAGATCGTTCCCTTCGATGAAAATTTTGAAGTCGAAAGCGAGAAAGATGGTACAATCGTTTTGATGTCTGGGCCGGGCGATCCAACAGCGCCAGCCGAGCAAGTTATTAATTGTCGATGCTCTATGGTTTTTTCACAGGAGATAGCAGATGAAACTTGATTTTAAAACATTTACATTTTCATTCAAAGAAGTAACAGAAGGCGATAAAGGAAAAGTTAGCGGCTATGCAAGCGTTTTCGAAAATATTGATCTAGGCCTTGACATCGTCGAGAGAGGATCATTTGCAAAGACATTGCAAGAGAACGGCGGCAAATTTCCAATTCTCGCTGATCATAGTCCTTCTAAGCAGATCGGTTGGAACGTAAAGGCAAACGAAGAGAGTGTTGGCCTATGGGTTGATGGAGAGTGGGACATCAAAGAAGTCGCGCTCGCTCGCGAGAGATTCAGCTTGGCAAAATCTGGATTGAAGCTAGGAGTCCCTGTTGGCCTATCGATCGGATATCGGACGATAAAGTCAGAACCAGATCGCGATCGTCCAGCGATAACCAGACTTAAGGAATTGAAATTGTATGAATATAGTCAGGTAGTTTTCCCGATGAACACCGCAGCAAATATTTCTGGCGTTAAGAATTTTGATCTTGCATTATCCATAGATTCTGAAATACTTGAATTTGTCAGAGATTTGATTGACAATGGGAAGTCAAAGGATGAGATACTTTTAAAACTAAAAAACTCAGTGAGCGAAAACGAGCCGGATAAAAAAATAGTCCACTCGATCAAGGAACTGGGAAAAATCTTTAAATAGGAGAATTTAAAATGGACTTACTAGCAGAATTGAAAAAAGTCGGCGAAGAAATTAAGAAAGATTTTGAAAATTTCAAATCAGAAAACGATAAGCGAATCGTTACTCTCGAGAAAGGTCGAGGCGTAGCTGACTTCGAAGAAAAATTAGCAAAAAACAATAGCAATATTGAAAGCCTCGAAAAGAAGCTCGAAGAAATTGCTGTGGCCATTAAGAGAAAAGGCTCTGCCGAAGCTGCTGTCGACAGCGATTGCAAAGAAGTTGCCTCTTCATTCATGAGAAAAGGCAAAATCAGCTCTGAGCAAGAAGCTGAATACCGAAAACATTTGGACATTATTGGCGGTGGATATAAAGGTCTATCAGTCGACAGCGAAGCTGACGGCGGCTTCTTAGTTCGTCCGGCCGTATCTGCAACTATTACTAAGAAAGTTTTTGAAAGCTCTCCTGTTCGTCAGGTCGCTGGATCAGAAACAATCTCAACAGATCGCTGGGAAGAATTATACGACAACGATGAACCGGATGCCGGTTGGGTTGGCGAGCGCGAAACTCGCACTGAAACAGGCACTAATCAATTGAACATGATTGCAATTCCTGTTCATGAGATGTATGCCGAACCAAAGATCACTCAAAAATTGCTTGATGACTCTGCTCTAAATGTTGAAGCTTGGCATCAAGGGAAAGTTGCTGAGAAGTTTGCAAGAATCGAAGCAAGCGCATTCGTTAATGGCGATGGCGTCAAGAAGGCAAAAGGATTCTTGAGCTATGCAAGCGGTACAGGCTTCAATCAAATTCAGCAAGTTAATTCAGGCAATGCCTCTGCATTCACTGCAGATGGATTGATCGACTTGCAAAACGCATTGCTAGAAGAATTCCAAATGAATGCTTCTTGGATGATGAAGCGAGCAAGCGCAGGATCAGTCAGAAAATTAAAGTCCACCGATGGAGCTTATCTCTGGAGTGTTGATCCAGTCGGCGCATTGAATGGCGGTCCTATGTTCTCATTGCTTGGCAAGCCTCTTCGCTATGCTGACGATATGCCGGCCGTTGGAGCAAACGCTCTCGCTGCTGTGTATGGTGACTTCGCGAAAGGCTATTTGATCATTGATAGAATTGGCATTCGCGTCCTTCGCGATCCTCTTACCACTAAAGGCTATGTTAAGTTTTATACTTGCAAGCGAGTCGGTGGTGGAGTTCGTCAGTTCCAAGCTTTGAAAATTCAGAAATTGGCAGTCTAATTTTGAAGGGGAAGAAATTCCCCTTCCTTTATAGGAGATAAAAAAATGTTAAGAGAATTACATTCACACCTAAAATCTAATCAATCATTGGCTCCTGCTGCTCGAACTGCTTCTGCAAACGGAACAGGCGTCGATCATCAAGGATATGATTCGCAGCTTTTCGTTTTCGATGTTGGAACCATTACCGATGGAACTCACACTCCTAAGCTGCAAGAGTCTGACGATAACGTATCTTTCACTGATGTTGCTGCCGCTGATCAAGTCGGGACCCTTGCCGCGCTTGCTTCAAACGTTCAACAGAAAGCTGCCTATATTGGCAATAAACGTTATTCAAGAGCGGTCATAACAGTGGCCGGAGCGACCACTGGCGGCGTCACTGCTGCAGTATGCATTCAAGGTCATGCTCACGCGAAGCCTGTTTAATTGATAGTTGAAAATTAAATGATAGGGCTTCATTAATTGAGGCCCTATTTTTTTTGGAGCTTACAATATGAAAAAACAAATCAAGATGATAACAAATTGTTCCGGCCATGATGAAGCAGAAGACGGGAGAAACCTTCCACTGAAAGATTATTTAAAAGGAGAGATGTATCTAGTCTGCGAATCGCTCTATAATTGCTTCAAGGCGATGGGTGTTTGCGAAGATGCTGAGCCAGTCAAGGAGACGAAAGCTCCTGCAGAAAATAAAGATTTGGCGAAAGCGAAAGGGAAAAAATAAATGTACTTACAACTTGTCACTGACTCTGCGGATTGTGTAAGTCTAGATGAATTAAAAGCTCATCTGAGAATTGATTTTAATGATCAAGATGCGCTCCTTTCCTCATCGATAAGCGCGGCAAGAGTATTCATTGAAGAGTTTATAGGACGCGCTATCCTAAATAAGACTTTCGATCTTTGGTTCGATGCTCATGAATTTGGAGCGATTCATGCGATGGACTGGTCAGGAGTTCGCGAGGGATCCATTTCTGAGATTGCTGGCAATTCGACCTTGAGTTTGAGAATGGCGAAAGTTCAATCGATCACTGATGTAAAATCCTACGGGCAAGGGAACGACGAGCTCCTATTTGGGGCTTCGAATTATTTTCTCGATAATGCCTCTGAGCCAGCAAGAATCGTTCTTAATTATGGAGCTACTTGGCCAACAGACTTAAGACAAGTAAATGCTCTCAAGATAAGATTTGTAGCAGGATATGGATCAAGCCCGACGAGCGTCCCTGCTCCAATTATCTCTGCTGTTAAATTCCTCGCGGGGCATTTTTACGAAACTGATTGCGATTGCGAATCGATCAGCAAGTCAATATTCATGATGCTTAATCCATACAAGGTAATTATTCTGTAGGGGTTTTATGGATTGCAGTTTGCTAAGGCTTGACCGAAAAATTTCAATCCAAGAGCTTATCAAGTCACCTGATGGCCAAGGCGGCAAAGAGCAATCATGGCAGGAAATTTTTTCTACATTTGCTAATCTCAAGCCGATGTCAGCTAATCAAGTCTTATTCAGCGCGAATCTCCAGCATCGAGTCACACATAAAGTTTATATTCGCTACAGATCAGGATTAAATATATCTCAGAGAATAATCTATGGAGATAGAATCTTCCAAATAAGAGGGATCATAAATATCGACGAGAGGAACCGCTGGCTTGAAATCTCGACTGAGGAAGGAGCTGCCTCATGAAGATTTACGGAGAGATTGCAGGCCTTGCAAATCTAGAAGCCAAGCTCACAGACATGAGAAAGAGAAGCAAAAAATCAATGCTGGAAAATATAAAATTATCAGTTATCGAGATTCATTCAAATGCGAAGAGAAGCA